TTTAACAGGAGAATACCTGTTCTTATTTTTGCTGCGGCAAGGGCGACAAAAGCTCCCACCAAAAGCCAAGCGTATTTCTGGGCTGTCTTTAGGGTAGCCGTTAGAGCCCGAACGGCTCCGCCTAGAGCACCGCCTAGCGTTTTGGCTAGGCTGTCGCCCTCTCCTATTCCCTCGGTTAGGGTCTTGGAGAATTCGACCATCGCTCCTGACAGTCCAGATGTACCAATGAGGTACATGAACTTTGAAGCATTATCTTGGACCAGGCTCCACTGACCACCAATCGTCTTTAATTGGCGCTCCATTCCACCGCCAAACCTGACCCTGGAAATCTGGGCTATCGTCTCCAGCAACTTCTGTGGATCACGCTCAATGGTTATCATCTCATCTTTGTTGAATCCCAAAGAGATCTGATTACCGGCAATCTTGACCAACGGAATGAACTTCTTTAGTGGCCTAGATACACCGCTGATCGCACGCTGTACTGCAAAGGCAACATCATCGAAGTTCATGCTGAAGGCAGACGCCATATTGCCTAGGTCAGTCATCTGCTGGTCTGTTGGCTCCAAACCAACAGCACGCAGCCTGACAAAACCTGCGATGATCTTATCCAAGGTAAATGGAGTGGTGGTCGCAAAGTCCATGAGCTTGCGCCAAGACATCTCGGCCTTGGTGGAATCCTGCTCAACAGTGATCAACTGCTGCTTGAGTTGCTCGAACGTGTTGATGGTAGTCACCATGGACTTGATGCCCTTGTAACCACCGTAATACAAAATGAGGCGCCTGAACGAGAAGCCAATCCCGTTCAAGGCCTTGCCCATTTTGTTCATTTGAGTAGTGAGACTGGTCGTCGACTTACTAACGTCTCGAACAGCCTTCTTGGCGTTCTGAAACGTCTTGTTCTCAACGATCATTCGTATGGTTACTTTTAAGTCACCTACATTTTCAGCCATACGAGTGTCCCTTATTTATACTTCTTCTCAGCCTCTCTTTGTGACATCTCTTCTATTTCGTCTTCGACATCGAGAAGCTCATGTGCTTGCATGAGATCCAGAAATGACCACTGGCGCGTCACTTCCATTAATCCCGGCGCAAGGCCACGTCTGACGGGTCGCCAGTAGACCCAATCGAAACTAGCATCCTCGGCTATCCGCTCAGCCTTGTCAGCGATGCTATCTTGTCCGATATGTTGTCGACGCTTCCGAGCCTTGCGCGTAAGGAAGGGCCGAAGTTTGAGTCCACTGCAAACCAAACGGCCATTGCCAATTCCCCATAATTTCCCTGATAGATCACGGAAAAGTGTTGGGGCACCTTTTGCTCTTTACCCTCATCACTGGTACGAAGAGTGTACTTTAGTAGCTTCTTACAGAAATCAGTTCCACCAGAAGCAACCAACTCCTGAGAGAACTGGGAGACGGCCATCCCTAGCTTTTCTCCATTGATTTCACCGCCCTCGTCATCACCGTCGACTGCATCGAGAAACACACCTCCAACATTGCCCACAATGCGCAGTATCACCTGCAAAAGCTCAAAACCCTCATCAGCAGGATGCTGACGAAGAGTGTAGGTGTGTGTCCCCCCGTAATCATCTGGGATGCTCTTTACGAGCTCTTGTCTTGGCATGGTCTTACCCCTTTGGTTGGTATGCCGTTAAGAAAGGTTACCTGTGAACGCAGTGGTTACGTTGGCAGCGTAAAGAGTCCACTCTCGCTCAGAAGCGTTTCTAGCATAAGTAGAATTGGGCTCCTTCTGAATATACGCATTTATTGCGAGAAAGAAGTCACCACTGTTGGTGTCATTCACCGAAATTATAAACTTGTCTGCCGCACCAAGGGCTTTAGACAGACCCATAAATGCAGAGAACTTCACATTTGAAAGAGATGTGGACATGAGTGTGATTGTGATGGTGCCCGATCGATCGTTGGTTGCGCTTCTGGTTACTTCACCATCAGCACCAACTGCGGACTCATACAAATCCGAATTGGGCTCGAAACTGATCGCGTCCGACTCGCCAAAACCTTCAATGGGAGTCCCATTGATGGCAATGGAAACCCGAGCGAGGTTGTACGTTTTTGATGCTCCTACAGCCATTTCTATTTACCTCCCTCTTAAGTCAGTGACGTGAAGTCTGCTGACACGGTTCCTCGAATGATCACTTGCCTTACTTTACCAGAATACTGCGTACCGAACTCCATACGCAAGATGCCAGCAGACCTATCTGATGCAGATACTGCACTGAGCTTAGGAGTTACAACCTGACTTGTTTCCTGGTTGAAGTGCCCGATAGTTTCGCCGTTTTTGAGAACAGCGAAGACCAGACCGGCCACTTGCTGGAATCCAAGCTCATTGTAGTAGATCCTGGTTCCAGAATTGGCTGTGTCCAAGAAGAGTTGGGCCACTGACTCGCTAGCGCGTGCCTCTACCCAGTCAGCCGTGACAATGAGTTCAATGTCGTAGTTGGCTGCAACCAGGCCATTAGCCGTAGCACCTACCCCTTTAAGGGTGGTGTAGTAGTTGGCGTATTTACCATTGAGGTTATTCTGTGCTGTGGTTCCGAGGTTCTGAGTCGGAATCCCCTCCAGGGTTTGATAAGCAGCAGTGGGTGCTGTCTGATCAAAGTCATTGGCAAGGAACGTAGCCAGCCAAGCGATGTCCGTATTCTCAGCGTTGTCACTATAGTAGATAAGTGCGGTACGCTGGTAGGTAGCTGCCTTGAGATCGCTAGCCACATCGGTAGAGACTGACGTAATGATGTCAGCACTAGCGGACTGAGCAAAGAAGAGCTTTCGGTTAGCCTCGGTCCAGGCTGCCGTTCTCTCAATCTCAAGATCGTTGTTAGCTAAGAACGTAAGCCTCGTGTCGAGACACAGCCCGTACCACCCAGCAGCGTTCTCGGCCATAATCTCGTCCAAGCTCGTCGCCACACTCAGGTTCGCCTGAGTCTCGACCTCCGTCATCGTTCCACCAACTGGTGCAGTCGAGGAGTACGTGAACGCAGTTCCGGCAACATCAGCCTCCACACTGCAAACACCGAGAGCCGGTGTAGCCGTGACGATAGCCGAAAGCGTCGGATTTGCGTTGATCAGACCAGCGAGTGCTGCTGCGACCAATGTCACCGTATCCGTTACAAGGGATGTGTAGGTCTCGGTGATACCGTTGATCGTGATCGTCCAATCACCCACTACCAATGCGACAGTGACGGTGAACTCGACGATTTGGGCTTGGTCGTTGTCGAGGCGACCTACGGCGATTTGGTTGGGTGCGGGACTCTGTCCAAAGCCGGTTGTAAGCCTTGCCTTTGCGTCCGCTGTTAGATCCGCGTCTGAGGCAGCATCTGATGCGCTGGCGTAGAAACGAATGCGTTCTGTAAATCCTACGGGCAGGTTATGGCATCCGATAAGCGGCGTGCCGAAACCAGCCCGACTCACCGCTGGTGCGGAGAGACTGATGTCAATATCAATGATGCTGTCAATGGACATGGTTTGTCTCCTTTAGGGCCATGATTCGTCGATGATCGGTTCAAGAGGATTCGGGTTCTGGTTTGCAATGCTGCCTGTAGCAATCGCTCTTTCTAGCACACCAGCACTTACCGAAGAGATCAATGTCTTTCGAGCAAATGCATACTCATAGTCCTGCTGCTTTCTCGGCTCATATTGCGTCGAAAGAAGCAAGGGTCTATCATTTATGCCACTTAGTGGCTGCATGATTTCAATTCCGTTTTCGGTGTTGTAATCGATGATGTCGCTCCTTCTAATCGATCTAGCTATTGCGTCCATCATCTGCCAACACAGACTACCATGAGTAGTGATCTGCACCGAACCCGCTCGATGCTCTAAGATCTGCACCTCATAAGTACCATCTAGCTTGACGTTGTCAGTGACAATTTCAAACGGATACTGAACCACATCTTCTGATATGATCTGCAAAAGCGCAAAAGGGCGGTCGAGACGTATGGCGCCCTGGTTTGAGTAGATCACTTCTGCGTCAAGACTCTCGCCCACAAAAGACTTCACAATCCACAGGCGCAAGTTCACCTCGGTGTCTGTAGGCTGGTATGTTCGAGTCTCGGCCACTTAGCACTCCTCCGTGAATGCACCAACTTCAATTTCTGGCTCAACCAGAATCCACTTGCGGTGGGGCAACAGACCAAAGGCTGTCTTGTAGTCCTCTACCCCATGCACATATAGAAAGCGTCCATCCCACTCAACTCGGTCTGGCTCATACGACTCTCCAGTCGTTCTGTCTGTGCCACCCATGCGCAGGTTCGTAGTAGATGAAGTGTAAAGCTTGAAAGCACCTCTTGGCCTCCAACCGGCCTCATCAGCTATCAGTTCCTCGTCAGTTGCAGGTTGCAAGCTGCCGTTGACCTCAAACCTGAGAATCTCAGTTACCTGGATCACTCCATCAACCACTGTGCGCTCATAGCGGCGCACCTGATATGTGGCAGAAGACAAAATCATTGAGCTTCCAACCTCGCCTTAAGTTCGGACTTCGTTCCACCCGTATCAAGACCCAGGGCCTCACAGGCTGCCTTCATTTCAGACTTGGTGCCTGAGAGTGCTGCAGCCACGTCAACGCCACTGTCGCGCTTCTGAGGGGCTGGTGCGGGGGCTGGTGCGGGGGCTTTGCCGGATGACTTAGGTGCTTTTCCAAAAGCGGCTCTACAGATGACGTTGGTTTCTCGTCTGAGCAAGTTCTCGTCATAGGTGTAGGCCGGCTGACATCTGCCTTTTCTTACCAACGCAGCAGCAGCTTGC